CGTGCTCGCATACAATACCTATCAACAAGCCTTCTATTTGAATATGGTAGCAAACGAGGCCTTCCTTGATACTGCAATTCTACGAGAGAATGTTGTGTCTCGAGCCAAAGAGTTGAACTACATTCCATCTTCTGTTAAATCAGCATCAGCCAAGATCAACCTCACCATTGCTCCTAATGATAATCCTGTAGAAATTGTAATTCCAGCATATACCAAGTTTACTGCACAAGGTGATAACGTTACTTACACATTTTCGACCCAAAAAGATTACACTATTCTCGATTCTGGTAATGGAAGCTTTAGTGGTACAGTTGACATTTATGAAGGCGATGTAGTCACTTACACCTTCACCGTCAATTCAACGAAACCGAGATTTGAGATACCAAATCCAAACTTGGATGTAAGTAGCTTGGTTGTTAATGTGTACGATGATTTGAATACTACAACAAAGACCACATACAGTCTCTATGACAATCTGATCAATGTAGACTCAGAATCGCTCATCTACTTTGTCGAAGAGAATGGAAAAGGAAACTACGATGTTTACTTTGGTGATGGTGTCTTAGGCAAACCACCAGCAGCGACGAAGGTGGTAAGAATCACTGGACGTTTCTCGGCTGGTACAGAAGGAAACAGTTTCGCAACTTTCACTCCAGTATCATACGTCGCCTACAATAAGGCAGATTCTAGTACACAATATCAAGCCGCTAGCGTGAGTTTGTTCTCTGCTGCAACGGGTGGCCAAGATCGAGAAGACATTGATCACGTTAGGATGTTAGCACCGAAATTTTACAGTATGCAAAATCGATTGGTCACGGAGGCAGACTATCAAGCCTACATTATGTCTCGATGGAGTGATCTAACTTCGGTTGCCGTTTGGGGCGGCGAGAAAAATGATCCACCATATTACGGCAAAGTTCTAATCTCGGTTAAACCGAATGACGGCTTCACAATTTCATCTTTTAGAAAACAAGAGATGGTGGCCGAGCTAACCAAACGCTCCATCCTAGCTATCGATCCAGTCATTGCTGATCCAACATTCGCTTTTATCCAATTAGATATTAAAGTAAGCTATAACTCTAAGTACACAACGTTATCACAATCACAATTGTACAGTAAAGTGTCGACAGCGATTCAAAATTATGAAGCGCTTAATCTAGGTGACTTTAATCAAGGATTTAGATTGTCAGATTTGACATCGACCCTAAACTCAGTTGATGCAAGTATTGTGAACATCGACCCAACAATGAAATTGGAAAAGAGAATAGCCCCAATTTACAATGATCGAATCACTTACAAGTTACGATTTAACATGGCGACCAAACATCCATATGATGGATATCTCGGTGGCATAACATCTACTGGCTTCAAAATCTCTGGCAGTGATTTGATCTTCTACCTTGAAGATGATGGGTTTGGTAATGTTGTTATGTTCACATTTAGCGAGAATAAGAAGGTGTATAACACATCTACCAGTTTTAAGGGAACCATCAATTACAGTACTGGTGAAATGATTCTTAAATCACTTATTGTAACATCTACTGAAGATCCGACTGGTGAAATTAGAGTTATGATGCAACCTGATGGAACATTATACTATCCGATCAGAAATGAGATTATGTTATTGTCATATCCAAGTATCACCATGTTTGACATCAGTGCCAAACAGATTACGTTGATTCAGACAACAAATGTTACGGCAGATTCTGGGTCGCCAGTGAAGTCGAATCAATTGTTTATTCCAATTCTTAATCAGGTACTACAGTAATGGCAATTATCAGACACGCAACTAGCTCTAAGAAATTAGAAGATGCAACTACCGAGATCGATGTAGAAACATCTGCGGTTAAATATTACGATACTAAAATCTCTTTGTTCGTTCCTTGGCAAGTACCGGCATTCATACGAGAACAGACTGACAACTAATGGGTACATTACTCGAGTTTATTCAAGCCTATTATGAATTTCTGGAGCAAGACCAGAATGTAACTGACGTGTCTCGTAAGATCATAGATTATCGAGACAGTGATTTGACTCCTTTGAAATATCTTCCATATTTGCAAGATGAATTTATGGAGTCATTTCCGCAGAGCATACTTGCTGACAAACAACTTATCATCAAACATATAACTGATTTTTATAAGGCAAAAGGATCAGAGGGATCTGTTCGTGCTTTCTTTAGAATCATGTTCGGTGAAGAAATTGACTTCTATTATCCAGCAGTTGATATTTTGCGAACAGATAGTGGAACATGGGACCCACAAGAGTTTCTAACCGTATCATGTATAGGTACAGTAACACTACAAGACTTGATTGAAACAGAAGTCATCACAGGGCTTACATCAGGAGCTTTTGCGCAACCTCAATACTTCGAAATTAATCCTGCTGAGCTTCGATTCGATGTTCCCATTAATCTAATGAACAAAGGTCAATTGTTCATTTTCTCTAGACATGGATCATTCGTTCAAGGAGAAACGTTGATCAACGGAAGTGGCGATCATCTTGCAACTATCACAACGGGATTACAAAGAGGGCGAGGTCGATACTTAGACACCAACGGTTTCTTAGATTCTGATAAGAAGTTACAAGATGATTTCTATTATCAAGAATTCTCATATGTTATTAAAGCACCAGTAACAGCCTCGCAATATGCCAGAGTATACAATCGATTATTACATCCAACCGGCACAATTGGATTTGCATATACCTCTGTTGAATCAGCTATTCCACATGCTTACAAAGCCGGTGCTGAATTAGAAGGTGGTCTCGGTGGTGTGTCTGGTGAACTAGCTGGATACTTACGAGTAGAATCTAAGATTCCATCTAAAGATGAAATTGGAATTCTCGAAGTCCCAGTCGACGGTATAGGAACAGCAAGTACACTGGCGGGACTAGGTGAAACGATCGGAGATAATGCTAGTGTAGAAATTATCCAACTTAAAGGCTTCGCAATCTTTGACGTTGGATCGAGACAGACTATCATTGGATCAAATACTCACTTTACATTCCAACTCAGTCCTGGCTCTACAATATTGTTTAATGATGGACACGATTATTTGGGAACTGTTGCTTCAGTTACAAGTGAAACGATCTTTAGATTAAGTGAAGATTATCCATTCACCCCGTTTGCGAACATAACCTATAAGGTTCAATCCTTCATATAAATAATTGGAAAATTAGGAAAGATAAATGTCCGGCATACTAACCAGTAAGCAATCTCAAAACGTAACTGATTTGATGAGGGGCCAAATTATAGATGGCCATCTTTATTTCTTCATCGCCAAGGCAACTCCATGGACAGACGAACATTTGCCGGATGCGCCAGCCGACACAGTCGAAGGAACTTCATTGCAGATTTGGCGTGATATCATTGCTCTCAAGAAAGTGACTAACGTCTCTTACGGAATTAAGAAATACACTTGGACTTCTGGAACTGTCTACACTCCATATAGTTCAACTTCTAGTTATCAAACCAGTACATTTTACACCTTTACGTCTGACTTCAACGTTTATCTTTGCATAAGTAACAATGGTGGAGCTGCATCAACCGTGATGCCTACTGGCCGATTGTCAACGACAATTGCGACGGCTGATGGTTACCTTTGGAAATACATGTATACTGTTTCGGCTAGTGACTCTAATAAATTTCTAACTCAGACTTATATTCCAGTTAATTACTTGACATCAGATGATGGTTCGGGACAATTTCCAGTACAGCAAGCAGCGGCGAATTGTTCAATTGATTCATATAAAATCACTACAGCAGGTACAGATTATATCACAACCACAGGTTCGGCAGCAGCAGGCAACACTAATACGATTACCTTAGCAGCTAACGCATCGTCGACTAGCGGATTATATGTGAATTCTTCTGTATATCTCAATTCTGGAACAGGTGCTGGACAACTTCGTAAGATCATTGGTTACAATGGAGTTAACAAGAAGGCGATGTTGTCGTCTAATTGGACTACTTTACCCGACAACACCTCTGTTTACACTATTTCACCAACTGTTAACATCATTGGTGATGGTTCTGGAGCAACTGCATATTCTAAGGTAGTAGCTGGTAAAATTACACAGGTTACTCCAATTACTATTGGTGCTAACTACTCGTTTGCAGATGTAACATTCAGTGCTAATACTGGAAGCAATGCAACTGCAGAAGCGCAGATTGCTCCACTAGGCGGGCATGGAGCGAACGCAGTAGTAGAGTTGGCTGGATCGAATTTGATTGTACAAGTTACGCTGGTTGGATCTGAATCCAACACTATTCTAGCTAACACAACCTATCGACAGGTTGGATTAGTATTAAATCCAACATATGCAAACACAGCTCTAATTTCTGGCACAACATTCGATATGACTACAACGTTGAATTTAACTAATGTGTCGGGAACATTCGTTCAAGAGTATGTCGTTGGTGGAACGTCTTTGGCGAAGGGATATCTAGTAACGCAAAAATCGTCTAACACTTTCGTGCTAACCAGCGTAAAAGGTAACTTTGCAACCGCAGAAACCATCACTGGACAGACAAGTTCTGCAACGGCTACAATAAATACAATAACTAGTCCAGTAGTTATAAGATCTGGTGATATTCTATATTTAGAAAACAGAGCAGAGATTACTAGATCAGACGCACAAGAAGAAGACTTCAGATTAATTCTTGAATTCTAAAAGGTAAGATAGTGACGGGAACAAGTAATACTACTTCATTAACTACAGATTTTAACCGACTTCCATATTGGGATGATTACTCTGAGGAAAAAGGTTACTATCGCATTCTTTACAAGCCAGACGTTTCAGTCCAGGCTAGAGAACTAACACAGTCGCAAACTATCTTACAGAACCAAATCAGTCGATTTGGCTCGCATGTCTTCCAAGATGGTTCGCTTGTTCTCGGTGGACAATTTAATTTGGACTTGAGATTGAACTATGTCAAGCTCAAAGATCTAGATCCATTCAATGTTGCCGTCAATGTAAACAACTTCTCTAATACTACCGTCACTGGTTCAACCAATGGTATTAGTGCATATGTTATTGACGTAGCAACCGGATCTGAACTACAGGCAAACACTAAGACACTGTTCATTAAGTACACGTCTTCAGCCGTCACTTCCAACAACTACGTAGCACTAGAAACGATTACCTCGTCCTCTGGATCGAAAGCAATTGTAATTGCTAACACAGCTTCGGCCGCAGGTCATGCCTCTCGCTTTACCATTGAGCCCGGAGTAGTCTTTGGCAAAGGTCATTTCGTCAGTTTCGATCGTCAAAGTATCATCTTAGATCGCTACACCAACTCTCCTTCTTACAAAGTTGGTTTTAACATCATTGAGAACATCGTTGATTCTTACGATGACGCTACCCTGAACAGCATCGCACAAGGCGCACCTAACTACGCTGCTCCTGGTGCAGATCGTTTGAAGCTAACAGCGCAATTGGTAAAATTCGATCTCAATGCAAACACCGGCGTAGACTTCGTTCAATTGTTTGAAATCAAAGACGGTGTGGTTCAACAGAAATATGAGCGAACTCAATATTCGGTTATCGAAGATGAGTTGGCAAAACGTACATTCGATCAGTCTGGCAATTATTATGTCAATGGAATGCACGTCAACCTCCGTAACCATTTAGATAATGGAACTAACCTCGGCTACCTCACTGCAGAAAATGGTGGCAACACTAGCTTACTAGCAGTTGGTGTCGAGCCAGGAACGGCATATGTCAAAGGTTATGAGATCAACAAACTCGTAACTGAATATGTCGCTACAGACAAAGGTACAGATTACCTAGTTTCGAGCGGACAAACTCTAAAACCATCATTGGGTAACTATGTTCTAGTAAATGAGTTTGTTGGATCTTGGGATTTTAATAGTGGTAGCCAAGTTGCTCTATATAACACAGCACAGACCAGAATCTCTGGTCGTAAGTGGTCTACTTCGGCACAAACTGGAACTCAGATTGGAACAGCACGAGTCAGAGCAGTTGTACTTGACACTGGTGTGATGGGCGTGTCGACCACGACCTATCGTGTCTACTTATATGATATCAATATGACGAGTGGAGCCTTCACGGCAGTCAGAAGCATTTACTTCAATGACTCTAGCAAAGCTGACTGGGGTGCAGACATTGTTCTCACTGGGGGAGTTGCAGTACTACAAGAGACCGACTTCTTGGGAGCTGTATACCCACTATCTACACCATTCGTTAGAAGCATTCGAGATGGAAGCGGAACGATTGAAACTACGTACCCATTCTTGAAGACCTTCACGGTGTCGATTGGAACAGATGGTACGTTTAGCTTGACCACAGGTTTGGCCGATGAAACATTCCCATACTCAATTGGAGCATTAGACTCGGCCGAGAAGCGACAGATTTTGATTAGCATGGATGCTTCGGCAACCGTGGCAATGTCTGGTACCGTTACAGGTACTTCTGGTACAGCGGCACTCACTGGATCTGGTACGTCATTTACAAATCTAACTGTAGGCGACAAGATCACAATCACTGGCGTGTCTGGAGTGTACTTCGTAGCGTCGATTACGAACAACGTCAGCATGACAGTTTCTCCAGTATTGGCAAGCTCGCCGGCAGGAGCAACTTGGAATAAGATTTACGAGGTCGGTGATATCATTGACTTCACCCAAGACGGCGCAACTGGCATTGCAAGAACAGTGTCGGCATCGTCGGCTACAGCACTAAGTTTCGACATGAAAGAAACGCTGTCAGCAACGACAGCAGCGACAGCAACCGTTGTATTGAACAAGGCTAGTGCACGAGAAATTAAGAAGACCATTCGTAAGAATCGCTATGTCAAACTTGATTTGGCAACTAACTCGGGTGGGACAACTGGACCATGGAACCTCGGATTGTCCGATGTGTATAGAATCGTATCAGTTAGAAAAGCAACAGCGTTTACTACACCAACCGATGGAGTTGACGTAACCGATTCATTTATCTTGGATAACGGACAACGAGACTCACACTATGACAATGCTAAATTGTATCTCAATGGATTGACACTCTCTTCGAGCGATGACTTGCTCGTATGCGTAGACTATTTCTTCCATGACTACTCGCAAGGTTCTGGATACTATTCAGTAGATAGCTATCCAATTGACGATGTGAATGGTTACGCTAACACATCGGCAATTGCAACCGAAGACATTCCATTGTATCGATCGTTGTCGACTGGTCTCACTTACGATTTGAGAAACTGTATTGATACTCGACCGTCGAAGACCAACACGGCAACTGACACGACGTCACTAACGTCGATTTCGACCAATCCAGCAGCATCGAGTTCTATGGAATCACCAACTGGTGGCTTACACTTGATGGTACCAGACGAGACAATCAGTCTCGACTATTCGTACTACTTGCCAAGAAAAGACTTGGTATTGTTGCATCAGAACGGTTCAATCTCAGTGGTTCGTGGTATTCCTGATACCGTTCCAATTACTCCAAAAACGCCAGACGACAGTATGTCGCTGGCAACGATTAACATTGCACCTTGGCCGTCTTTGACACAAACGGTGGCAGCAAACAAGGGACGA